ATAAGAACATTTTTACTTACTTAGATCCACCATATGAGATTGGTTCTAATCTATATGGTAAGAAAGGAAGTATGCATAGTGGATTTAATCACGATCACTTTGCTGTCAAGTGTGACCGATTTGTTGGTCCTCAACTTATATCCTATAATTCATCTCAACTTATCAAAGACAGATTTGATGGATGGCAAACAGGTGAATTTGATTTGACATATACTATGCGATCTGTTGGCGAGTATATGCGTGAACAAAAAGATCGCAAGGAACTTTTACTTTTTAATTATGGAACTAAAGGATTGGTTGAATAGTATCAATCAGACTAAAGAAAATCTGATTGATGAAGATCCATCTCTTGAAAAAGAATATCCTCCCTATATCATCAACCGTTGTTTTTCGGGTCATCTCGATGCGATTATGTTCGCTAATGAGATGAACCAGTATCATTTTCTTCCTAAGAAACTTCAATATGATTTTTATCTAAATACTTTGAGGAAAAAGAAGAGATTCTCTCCCTGGCTCCGACAAGATAAAATCAAAGATCTTGATTATGTCAAACGTTATTATGGTTATAGTAATGAAAAGGCAAAGCAATCTTTGAAGATTCTCACAGAAGAACAACTTAACGTTATTAAATCAAAATTTGATATTGGAGGAAAAAAATGAGCGTGGTTCAAGAACCCGAAGTGAAGTGGACACCTGAACAAATGGTTGAAGTGGTTCTTAATGAACCCGACGACTTTTTGAAAGTGCGTGAGACTTTGACTAGAATCGGAGTGGCATCAAGGAAAGAGAAAAAAATCTATCAATCCTGTCACATTTTACATAAGCAAGGTAGATACTATCTTGTACATTTCAAAGAATTATTTGCATTGGATGGCAAACACGCCAACCTTACAGTTAATGATGTTCAACGCCGCAATCGTATTGCTCAACTGCTTGCTGATTGGGGTCTAATTGGTATTGTAGATGTCTCTAAAATTCAAGATATCGCTCCGCTTAATCAGATTAAAGTACTTGCTTACAAAGACAAGCAGGACTGGATTCTCGAAACTAAGTACAATATTGGCGCGAAGAAAAAGAAGGTTGAAGTAACCGAATAATATCAGACCCCTTGACAGGGGTCTTTTTTTTATGTTACAATATCTGAGCAAAGTAACAAGCGCCCCGTGCTAGCACGGTACTTTCTCTAGGGTTAGTGAATAGTTTGTTGATTTAAATATAGAAAAACATGATTGAAACCAAAGATTTTACGGGTAATATTACCGTAAATTGTGATTATTCGCTGCAAGAATTTTTAAACCTCCCAGAGGTCCCTTGTCAACGAGACACTGAAGCACGATTGTCAAAGGCAAGAGGACATCTTAAAGAAGTTAGAGCAGAACACTGTGTAGTGCATTTGGTTCGTTTAATCAAAGACTGCACTGTTGCTGGAAAATTATATTCAAAAGGTATGGTATTTAGAGTTGATGGGAATACCAGAGCACTTAATTGGGAGAAAGAAGGATCAGATTATCTTCCAGAAAAACTGATTGCTATTACATATGAGTATGACGATCTCGATCAAATCAAACAATCTTATGATACCTTTGATTCTGCTGAAGCGACAGAAAAACAGCAGCAAAAAGTTTTTGGGATTTTAACAGGATTTTATGATTATACGCCAAAGAATGAAAAACTCTCAAAGGGAATCATTCTTTCTGGAATGAATAAAGCTTGTCATTTTATGAAACCTACTGAGTGGAATCAGTCTGGTATCAAAGGTCCTGAAGCACTTCGTGATCAACTTTCTTTTTGGATGATCAAAGGATGTCTTCAGGAACTTGATGAACTTATGGTGCGAAAAGATAAATGGTGCCAACCTTTTATTGCAGCCGCCCTCATGTCTCTTTATTATTATGGACCTAACAATCAAAAACTTCGCAATATGTGGAAATTAATTGAGAAGGGTGTAGGGAACACTTTTGGTGATGAATGGGATGGTGTGACTCACATTACTGAAACTTGGAAAACTGGGGGTATGTTTAGGGATCCTAATGTTTGTAAGGATACTCGATGGGATAATATGGACAAAACTGTATCATTTCTTCTTTATTGGATTGATAAGTATATGAACGATGAAAGGGGAACTAAAGTTGGTCGTGATTGGAATAAGGTTGCAAAGGATTATAAGAACCGAGGAACACTTAACGGACCTCTTAATGTTGCTTTAGGTATAACCGAATAAAAAATGACGGGGTTCAACACCCCGTTTTTTATGTCTTGTGTTAATATATACTTATGGATGCCTTCGGGGTCCACAAAACACAAACTCGCTTTTAAAGGAGCTACAATCATGGGAAACCTTGCACGGTATACTGCTGCGGATCTGCCTGCGTTGATGGAACGCATAAATAGGAATAGCATCGGAATGGATGAATACTTCGATAGGTTGTTTAATCTCCACGAAACAACGAAGAATTATCCACCATTTAATCTAGTTACGGTCAGCGCAGTAGAATCAAGACTAGAACTTGCGCTTGCAGGATTCAAAAAGAAAGAAGTAAATGTCTACACACAAGACGGAAAACTCTTTGTCGAAGGACAGAAAGAGGATACCGAATCAGAAACAACCTATGTCCACAGAGGAATGGCTCAACGATCTTTCACCAGATCTTGGACATTGGCAGAGGACACGGAAGTTAGATCAGTTGAATTTGAGGATGGGTTACTAACTATTGTTCTCGGTAGGATTGTTCCAGATCATCATCAAAAGAAAATTTGGTTTTAACCAATTTATATGCTACAATAAGGGGGTCAAACAACCCTCTTTTTTTATGGATAAAATTGACACACAGGGTATGAGTTTTCCTGGTAAATCAAAAAAACCAAGTAGTTATGAACCGATGCCAGTAAAAATTCGTACAATCTTTACACCACAAGAACGTGTCGAGTTGAAGCAAATCATCAATGAAGCACTTGACGAAAGGGAGAAAGCATGAAGCATCGTGATAACTATTACGTCAAGTTTGATGATGATGAATTGCGACAAATCCTGAAAGAGATTAGTAATGAAGAAGTTAAAGAAAGAATAAGAAGTTCATTGGGAGAAACAATTGATCCCATAGATAAGTTCCACGCAACTATCGCATATTATAATAATGAAGTTTAAGGCATTAGTATTTGTTCGTTTGAGATCGCAGGTTGATGATTCTCCAGGTAATGCTGTGAGGGATGCTTGTAAGAGATTGTCCGAGTTAGACATCAAGAAACTTAGACTTGGTAAGGTAGTTGATGTTTGGTTGGAAGCAGAGAGTAGAGAGTATGCCGAGAAAGAATTAGAAATGCTTTCCGATAGATTCCTTGCCAACACAGTTATGGAAGATTGGGATTATGAATTGACTGAGATTGAAAATTTCCCCAAAGGTATTGATAATGGATGATTTTAAAGAGTTCAATTGTGAATGGCAATTAGATAATGTGGTAAAATTGCTAAATGCTAAAATCGAACGTTGCCGTGTATATAACAGTGACAACCGAGATGAAGTATATAATCAAATTACTATTACATACAAAGTGGAGGATGATTGATGGAAGTAATTATTGAAGGTAAGGTCAAAACTGTTTACGCTGGTGATGATGCTGATCGTGTCATCATTGAGTACCATGATAAAGTAACAGCAGGCAATGGAGAGAAGGAAGATCATCCTTTAGGAAAAGGATCCCTCTGTTGTAGTATCTCATCTATCATCTTTGAGAAACTTTCTAAGGAACTTATCCCAACTCATTATATTAATATGGTTGGTGCTAACAAGATGATTTGTAAGAAAGTGGACATCGTTCCATTAGAAGTTATTTGTCGTAATCGTGCTGCTGGATCTATTGTTCGCGAGACAACTTTGGCAGAAGGTGTTCCACTACCGCAACCGATTGTTGAGTTCTTTCTGAAGGATGATAGTAAGCACGATCCCCTGTTGACACCAGATCGTGTGCGACTGATGGGATATGATCCTGAACCTTTTATTGAGATGACATTGCGGATTAATGATTATCTCCGCCAGATGTTCTATATTATGGGCATTGATCTGGTTGACTTTAAAGTTGAGTATGGTTATGATGCTCATGGTGATTTGTATCTTGCAGATGAGATCAGTCCTGATAGTATGAGACTATGGAAGATTGGTGGTGAGGAAAGATTTGATAAGGATCTATTCCGGAAGGATGAAGGTGATATTGTACCTGCTTACCGTGAGATCCTTGACCGACTGCAACCACTTGCTATTCAATGACATATAATAAAACTTGGACAGCAATGAATGACCTTCAAGAGTCATTCAATCAAATTACTACATTCTCATTTCTTCTTGATCAACTACAAGAAGCAGTAGATGCTGGTGATTCTCAACGAATTGTTGATAACACTGCGGCACTTAATGCTTTCTATTCACCCTATTGTGATAACTGGGATAATAAATTTCAGAAAGCTTGGGATGTTGTTGTGAAATGAAGCACGAAATCCCTGAAGAGATTAAGAAGAATGGATTTGCTTGTTTTGGTAGTTTGAATGCTGCTGAGAGAGCATGTGTTCTACTTGGTGATGATGCTTATAGAGAATCATTAGATCTTGATAATGATGATGCTCCCTGTTGGAAGATTCCAAGTAAGGAATCGACAACATTTGTAGGTTGGAATCCCCAGTGTGTACCTACTATGGAGTACATAGTATGGAAACTAAAACGTCGTGAACAAATTGCTAAAGGAGAAATTCATTAATGGACTACAAAACTTCTGGCGTTGACATCATTAAAGGTAGATCCTTTGTGGAATATATTAAAGTATTGGCACCTAAGATTGATGGTGGATTTAGTGGAATGATGGAGATTCCATCAGGATATGAGAAACCTGTATTGATATCTGGTGCTGATGGTGTCGGAACTAAAATGAATATCTGTAGGATTGCCCGTGATTACACCACTATTGGTCAGGATCTCGTTGCTATGTGCGTCAATGACGTTATATGTTCTGGCGCTAAACCATTATATTTTTTAGATTATATCTCCACCAAAACACTTGATGCCAACGTGAGTGACATTGTATATGGTATTAATGTCGGTTGCACAATGGCAGGGATGGAACTTATTGGTGGAGAAACGGCAGAACATTATAGGGCAAATGACTATGACCTTGCTGGTTTCTGTACTGGTATTGTAGAGAAGAACGATATTGTTAATGGCAATAATATTCAAGCAGGTGATGTAGTCATCGGTATTGAGAGCAGCGGTCTTCATAGCAATGGATATACATTGATCAATGATATGTTGTGGAGAAATTATATTAAGTATAAGGAGATGCCTGAGTTGTT